AGCCCGGACATGTCCAGCCTGTCCGCTAAGGGGGGGGGTAATGACTTCCCGAAGTTGTTACCCCCTTAACAAAAGCGCAACTGAAAACTTTTTTTAATCTTAGTTGCGCTTTGTGCTTGTGTATATATAATACATATGCGAACAATGAGGAAACGGAGGAAAACATGACAATCATCAAATCGGAAGACATGTCTAACGAAGAGTATCACGCTCATCATGCGTTTGGCTCAACGTCAATCAAGACCGCAGCAAACAAAAGCATTGCGCATCTATTTGGCCAAGAGCGCAAGGACAGCCCGGCTTTTGCCTTGGGCAGCGCGGTTCACGCTTACTTGCTTGAGCCAGAGAAAGATCTTGTTGTGCGTGGTCCTGAGACACGGCGCGGCAAGGCATGGTCCGACTTGAAAGATGAGTGCGATGCTGCTGGCAAGATATTGCTGACCGAGGCTGATTACTCTCTGGCAAACGACATGGCAGATGCTTGCATGAAGAACCGCATGGCAAATCATTTGCTCACAAATCCTGACATGTTGGCCGAGGCTTCATTCTTTGCCACTGACCCAGACATTGACATTGACCTAAAGACACGCCCAGATGGCCTCCTGCGCAACGCAGGCATTGTACTGGACATCAAAACGACCCAAGACGCATCACCACGAGGTTTTGAGCGCTCTGTGCGTCAGTTCGGGTATGATTTGCAGGCTGCATTCTACATGCACGTCCTGAAGTTGAACGGCATTCGTGTGGAGAATTTTATCTTCATCTGTATTGAAAAGGACGCGCCCCATGTCACTGCGTGCCATGAGCTTTCGGAGATGTATTTGCGCCACGCTCACAACCGTATGCTTGCTGCATTGGTTGACATAAAGCAGGCGGTCGAAACGGAGGAATACGGCACGAAGTGGCCAGACTTAAACACTATTCACTTGCCCGCATGGATGGATAGTGAAGAGGCGTTTTAACTTATCCCAGTGCAGGGGTGCTGCACAACATTGAGAGGAGTTGCACAATGCAACACATGATTACAGAAGTCACCGCGCGTTACCCGCGTCTAAATTCCACTTACAAGTTCGATACTTACGAGAACAAGTCAGTGAAATGCGATGCGTTTGACGACGGTGCGGCATATGAGATGAGCTTCGTAATGTCCGACGAGAAGGCAAAGGAGCTGCATCGCATCTGCATGGAGGCATATTCTAACGCTGCGGCGCTAGACACAAAACGCAAGTGGCCAGAGAAGCCATCAATGCTTCCGTACAAACGCAATGACGATGGCGAAGTCGTCGGCAAGTGCAAGCTGAAAGGCGCTTACGGTGGTGACAAGACACAGCCGCCCAAGCAAGTTGATGCTCAACGCAATAAACTGCCGGACGACTTCATGCTGACCAGCGGAAGCAAGGTCAACGTCGCAGTCGTTGTTGTGCCGTATAACACAGGTAGCTTGAACGGCGTGTCACTGCGTCTCAGAGCTGTGCAGGTCTTGGAGCTTGCGGAGATGCAGGGTTCGGATGATCCGTTCGATACTGTGTCTGGAGGGTTTACGTCCAGCATCACAGCGACACCAGCGGCAGCCGCGGATGATCCATTCGCAATGCCAGTGCCAACACCGTCATCAGCACATGCTGGCCTTGACGACGAAATCCCGTTTTAAGAAAAAGTATAGCCCGGCACAAAAGTGTCGGGCTATACAATAGATACACGAACACCCCCCTGCTTGGAGTATGATAAAATGGTAGCCGATCTTAGCCGTGAAAGCAAGTTTCCAGCCGCTCTCTGGTCGGAGTTTGGCCAAAGTATCATACGCAATCTTGAGTTGAAAAAGACTGCGCAGGGTGAGTATCACGGCCCATGCCCATCATGTGCTGGCACGGATCGGTTTTGGATCAAAGAGTTCCACGGCGAGGTTATGGTCAATTGCCGCAAGTGCAACGACTATAAATCAATTAAGGACAGACTGCGCGATATGTCATTGTGGCCACAGCCCGGACATACGCCAAAGATGGAGGTGGCAAGAGTTGACATTGATTGGCCAGAGCGTGACGCCATGAGCGACCACCCGTACCTCGAAAAGAAAAAGATCAAACTGCACAACGCCAAGGTTGACGGCGACACGCTGACCATACCAATCATTGACGTGAAGGGCAGGCGCGTTGGCGCGCAGTTTATTGACGCCGACGGCAAGAAAAAGTTTTCCTACCAGCTGCCCGTGATTGGCAATTTTAGCGTGATTGGCGGACCCATTCGTGAGTTTGCATATGTTGCAGAGGGCTGGGCCACAGCTGCGACTGTGCATGAGGCCACGGGCAAGCCATGCGTGTTCGCTTTAAATGCAGGCAATATTTTAGCCGTGATAGACAACCTGCAACAAGCCAAGCCAGATGCAGAGCTGGTTATTGCAGGCGACAACGACGACGCCGGGCGCAAGGAATGCGAGCGTGCATTCTCCGAGCTGGGCGTTGAATACATCCTGCCCGACATTGAGGGCTGGGATTATTCTGACGTGTGGGTGAACCAAGGCCCAGCAGCGGCAAAGAAAGCATTGACCGTGCAGAGCGTCATGGATCAAATCTTTATGCCGGACGAGGCCATCCCGCAGCTGAGCCGCAACTATCTTGTGAAGGGCTGGCTTGGCGAGGGTCAAATGTCTGTGATCTACGGCCCGTCAAACGTGGGCAAATCGTTCTTTGCCCTTGATCTTGCTTGGCACATTGCTTGCGGTGAGGAGTGGAATGGCCACAAGGTTATTGGCGGCTCTGTTTTATACCTCGCAACCGAGGGCGGCATGGCATTCCACAATCGCGTGGTTGCGCTAAAGAAAAAATACCCCGAGCATAAGAATGTGAAGCTGGCTGTGCGCCCGGCTCCGGTCAACTTGCTTGACGGTGAGGTTGACATGGCTGTGCTTGAGAAACTGTGCCGCGAGGTGTCAAAGAAGCACGGTCAAGTGAAGTGCATATTTGTTGACACGCTCAGCCGATCAATGGCTGGCGGCAATGAAAACTCGCCAGAGGATATGACAAAGTTTATCGGCAATTGCGATAAGCTGCGCGAGATAACTAGCGCGCACTTGGACGTGGTTCACCACTCCGGCAAGGATAAAGCGGCTGGTGCGCGCGGCCATTCGAGTTTGCGCGCCGCGACCGACACAGAGATTGAGCTTGATTACGATGAGAACACTGGCCTGCGCACAGCCAAAGCCACGAAACAGCGCGACATGGAAACGGGCGTTATATTTCAGTTCAAGCTAAATGTCATTGAGCTTGGCGTCGATGAGGATGGTGACAGCGTGACTACTTGTACTGTTATGCAGGCCACTGAGAGCGAGATTGAAGAGGCCAACAAGCCGCGCATCAAGGGAAAGAACCAAGTCTTAATTCGCAAGGTGTTTACTCAGCTGCGCGGTGAGGGCGTCGGGCAACCAAACCCCGGAGGGGTTGGGTGGCCAGAGCCGAGAACATATTGGGTTATCTCCGAAGAGACGCTGAAAGACCACTTCATAGGCAAGGTGTCCTCAGCCGCAAATCCACGCTCTACATACAAGCAAGCTGTAGACGCGCTTATTGGCGCTGGTCACATGGTTATAAACGATGGCCATGTATGGTTCACTGATAACGAAGGCAAATGCAAAAACGTATAAGGAGGAAGACTATGGAAGATTGGATAAACTGCCCAGAATGCGATGGCGAAGGTGAGGTTGAGCGCGATGTTTGGGTCCGCCAAAGCTCAACTTGGCACGGCGACTTCGGAAGCCACATGGAAGAATGTGAAGTTTGCAGCGGCATAGGCCAGATTGACCCATTGGAGGAAGACGAATGAAAATTGCAGTCTGGTTTTCTTGCGGTGCGGCTAGTGCGGCGGCACTCAAGCTGACCGTTGACAAGTATGGCGCTGAAAATGTGTACGCTGTCAACAATCCTGTCATTGAGGAGCATCACGATAACAAGCGTTTTGCTGAAGATGTGGCCAAATGGGTTGGCATTGATATTCAATACGCAGTCAATTCAAACTACCCATTGGCTTCAGTCGTTGACGTATTTGACCGCCGTAAAGGCATGGCGTTCCCGCACGGCGCACCATGCACGGTTGAGCTGAAGAAACGCGCACGCCAAGAGTGGGAGAAAACTAATCCTGTTGATTGGCATGTCCTTGGCTTTACTGTTGATGAGCGCAACAGACATGACAGGTTCGTTATGACTGAGCGCGACAATGTATTGCCGATCCTGATTGACGCAAACATGACAAAGAATGATTGCGCCGACATGATACGCGCCGCTGGCATAAAGTTGCCTGAGATTTACGGGCGCGGGTTCCCAAACGCTAACTGCATTGGC